GTCTGCGGGGTCTGGGTCTGCCCCTAGTGCTTGCTTGGCAGCGTTTGCGGCATCCACGACGGTCTGCAGGCTCTTGTACGACTCCGCAAATTTATTTTGCGCGGTGTTAGTCCACCCACTTTTTCCGACGTACTGCGCGATTCCAGCGGCATACTTTCGGATTATGGACACCTTTACATTGTAATTCTTTTTATTTGTGAGCTTCATTTTTTATCCTTTACTTTGTGTATCTCACTCGTGCGGAGATTATGGGGTAGATGCCAACGATTTGAGCACTTATTTCGCCGGTTGTGTTGTTGAGCCTAATAGCCTGATAAAGCGATGCCGTCTCGTAATTTCGGGCAGACACCGGAAATTCAAATATGGTCCCGACAACTATTGTCATACCCGTACCGTCAAGTAGCTGCGTTGCTCCCGACGTTACCAGAATATCCAAAGTGGTGAGACTTCCAAAACGCTTGAAATACGCCTGTAGTCCATCGTCCGAAAAACCATCATAATACTCGTAATGCGTGCCACCCACTATCGATAGTTGCGGAACCTCCCACCCCTTACCGTCAACGCGTTCTTTCAGGCCGTACTCGTTGCCCTCTGCGTTTAGGTACAGGCTACCAGAAACGGGTGTTTCAAAAATCCCCGTTCCATCACCATTCACGTCTGCCAGTTCGTACAGCCCCAAGCGTGCGCGGTATGCGTCCACGGTTTTCGTATGCAGCCTCCAAACGTGTTCCCCGGCTTCGATTGCGGTTGTGGTTTTGACGTAGGGGTAGTTTTGGGCGATTCGAGCGTTGATAATAAATTGGAAACCCATCAGGGCAATATCATTCACGCCAACCACGCCCACGAAATCGTTATCCGTGTCAGCCTGTGCCGCACCGATTTTAACCGTGACCGGTCCCGTGCTGGATGCGGTCCAGTCTATTTTTGCGGTGATTCTACCGCTGTCGTTTATGAGCGAAATGGTATCAATTCCGGATGTGGTACCGACTGCCCCCGTGAGAATATTCACATAGGCGTAATCCCCATCAATCTCGATGTACGCCCAGTCTTTAGCCAACCTGTACAACTCGATGCGCATGGTGCATTCGTCACCGGATGTGACTGATATGTCTTGGTCTGCGGAGTGCAAGGTGTCTGTTACCGTGCCGTCAATCGCTTGCATCTGGACCTTGAGTCCGGTGTCACGGTCCACGATTGTGGAAAAGATTCCAGCGTCCTCAATTGCACAAGCAGTGTTGTCCCACACCGCGCCGCTTGCCGTGGCGTCGAATTCTTCCGATTGCAAACCGTTATTCTGCAACCAGTCCAGTGTGGAAGTGCGGTTGCTGTCTTTTACGGAGATGACTTCTTTTGCTTTCACATGTCCAAGAGATATGTCACAGGCTGAATTCCGTTTTATTATTAACCAAATAGAAGTCGGGGTAAATTCGAATACATGGTTTCCTACTCCGGAAAATGTACCAATCAAAGTGCCCAAATCAAACAGG